AACTTTCTCTGATGTAGGAACTGTAATTTGGGGTAACAAAACTTTACAAGTCGCAGATACCGCACTTAACAGATTGAATGTAAGAAGATTGTTACTTCAAGCAAGAAAGTTAATTTCAGCAGTAGCAGTAAGATTGTTGTTCGAACAAAACGACCAAATCGTTAGACAACAATTCTTGGATAGTGTTAACCCTATCTTAGATTCAATTAGAAGAGATAGAGGTCTTTATGATTTCAGAGTAACAGTTTCTTCTACACCTGAAGACTTAGATAGAAATACATTAACAGGTAAGATATACTTAAAACCAACGAAGGCATTAGAATTCATCGATATCGAATTCTTCATCACTCCAACAGGAGCTTCGTTTGAAAATATCTAATAAATTAAATATGGGGGGATAATATCCCCCCTTTAGCCAAATGAGAAAAGAATTTACAGAAGGATTCAAAAATGAGGGGACACCAGATCTCAAGTATTATGCGTTCGATTGGGACGATAATATTGTTCACATGCCAACAAAAATTTTGGTTCAAGATGAAAATGGTAATGAGGTAGGGATGTCCACAGATGATTTCGCGGAGTTTAGACATAAGATTGGTCAAGAACCATTTACATATAAAGGTAATAAAATTGTCGGATATGCGAATTCACCATTCAGAAACTTTAGAACTGAAGGGGACAAAGATTTTTTGGTTGACTCTTTAAGGGCAAAAAAAGGACCGGCATTTGATGATTTCAGAGAAGCGATTAATAATGGTTCAATATTTGCGATAATAACTGCGAGAGGACACAATCCTAACACTATAAAAGAAGCAATTTATAACTATATTATAGAAGGGTTCAACGGAATCGACAAAGATGAGTTAATCAAAAATCTAAAAAAATATAGGTCTTTTGTGGGTGAAGATGAAATGACGGACGAGGAACTTATAAAATCGTATTTAGAACTTAATAAGTATCATCCGGTATCTTTTGGGGATGACAAAGGGGCGGTAAATCCTGAAGAGGCTAAGGTATCTGCTATGGAAGATTTTGTAAGCTATATTAGAGGAATGGCAGCAGTACTTAATAAAAAAGCATTCTTAAAAAAGGATATTGCTAATAAATTTAATCCAGAAAACTTATCAATAGGATTTAGTGACGACGATCCAAAAAATATAGAAGTAATGCATAAGCATTTCAAAAATAAACCAGATAATATTGTTAAAACTTATTCTACTGCCGGAGGCTATAAGAAAGAAGTAAATTAAGAATACGAATTTCAAAAAAAAAGTAAATAGAAAAATTTTTGAGAACGGATATATTTATCTATAAAATAACTGAAACAAAAAAAATTAAAAACACATGGCTGATTTATTAATGAAAATGCCGATTCCTTATGAGCCAAAACGACAGAATCGTTTTATCTTAAGGTTTCCATCATCTCTAGGTATAAATGAATGGTTTGTTGAATCTGCTGCAAGACCACATATTATTATAAACCCAGTTCCAATTCCTTTTTTGAACACTGAAACATATGTTGCAGGTAAGTTCAATTGGCAAACAATTCCTGCTGTGTTCAGAGACCCAATCGGACCATCTGCGGCTCAAGCATTGATGGAATGGGTACGTTTACACGCAGAATCTGTAACAGGTCGTATGGGTTATGCTGCAGGTTATAAAAAAGATATTGACCTTGAAATGTTGGACCCAACTGGTGTTGTTGTTGAAAAGTGGATTTTATACGGAACATTCTTGACCGATGTGAACTTCAACTCTTTGAGTTATGCTCAGGATGGATTAGCAACAATCAACGCTACACTTAGAATGGATCGTTGCGTACTTGTTTATTGATTTATCGAAAAACTATTTATTAAAATTAAAACACTTTTATATTTAACCGTAAAGCACTAAACTTTACGGTTAAATTTTTATATGGATAATCAAGCAAAAGAATACGGACAATCAAATTTTTCGTTACCACACGATGTTGTTCCTTTACCAACAAACGGAGTATTCTACAAAAACAAAAAAAAATCACTTAAAGTCGGATACCTAACCGCAAACGATGAAAACATCTTGATGGCGGGTGGAAACGACATGACTCAGACGTTGTTACGTTCTAAGATATATGAACCAGACGTTCGTGTTGAAGATTTAATGGAAGGTGATGTTGAAGCAATTTTAATCTTTTTAAGAAATACTGCGTTCGGACCTGAAATGGAATTGAATTTAACGGATCCTGTCACAAAAAAACCTTTCAAAGGTAATGTTAGGTTAGACGAGTTAAATATTACTAAAGGACAACAACCTTCAGATGATGGTACATTCATTACCACGTTACCAAAGTCTCAAACTACAGTGAAGTTAAAACCTATGAGTTATGGTGAAATACTCGAGGTTCAAAAAATGGGGGAGTCATATCCTCAAGGAAGAACAGCACCAAAAGTTACTTGGAGATTAAACAAACAAATTTTAGAAATTAATGGTGTAACAGATAGATCGGAAATTTCAAAATTTATTGACCAAATGCCGATTGCAGATTCAAAATACATAAGAAAGTTCATGGACGACAATGAACCTAGATTAGATTTAACGAGAACAGTAATAGCCCCATCAGGAGAGAAGCTAACAGTCAATGTTGGATTTGGGGTGGACTTTTTTCGCCCTTTCTTCTAATTATAGAAAATCTCAAATAGATGAGTTTTACTATTTGACTAAATTGTTGAACATCTCATACCAAGATTTTTTAATTATGCCCTTATTTATCAGAAAATATCTTTTGGACAAATGGGTGGAAGAAAACAAAAAGGACTGAAAAATCAGTCCTTTTGTATTTATAATAAATAAACTTAATCCAGTATGGCAGCCGATAGAGACAGTAGTATATCCCAATTCAAAGAAGATCTTCTTAATCAATTAAAAGTTGATGCCGAATCATTTGTAAAAGCATCAAATGACTTATCAAAGTATGCTACCCAAATAAATAATGTTTTTACGCAAGGTAGACAAAGGATAGTAGAACTTCAAACCGCTATCGCTGATACGACACCAGGTATCACTAGAATGGGTGGTGGTATAAGTGATGTCGCTAATATTATTGGAAAAGTTGCGGACGCTTCTAGACGAAACGTAATTGCAACAAGTGAAGAAGTTGAAAAACTTTACGCGGCAACAAAAGTTTTGGACATACAGGCAGATACTTTAACTAATGCGTTTCTGAATGTTGGCCAAGGCATCGAAACTATTGGCCCCACATTAGAAGAATCTGTGAACTACATTCAAAGTATTGGAGGTAACGCTCAAACAGTAATGAAAGATGTTACCAATAATATGGACCAAATGAATCGATATCAGTTCGAGGGTGGGGTTTTAGGGTTAACAAAAATGGCTGCTCAAGCTTCAATGTTACGATTTGATATGAGTGAAACGTTTGGCTTGGCTGAAAGAGTTTTATCCCCTGAAAAGGCCATAGATGTTGCGTCAGCGTTCCAACGATTAGGTGTGGCTGCAGGTACTTTAGTTGACCCATTTGCTTTGATGAATGCTTCGATAAACGACCCTGGTGCTTTACAAGATAGTTTAGCTGACGTATCAAAACAATTCACATATTTTGACGAAGAAACAAAAACATTTAAGATAAATCCTCAAGGAGTACTGACCTTAAGGGAAATGGAAGAACAAGCGGGACTAACTAGAGGGTCTCTATCAAAAATGGGTTTGGCTGCCGCGGAGGCTGATAAAAGAATTTCAGCCATAGGTGCTGCTGGTCTAAACATCAAAGAAGATGACAAACAATATCTTGCCAACATAGCAAGAATGGGTGAGGGAGGAGAGTATGAAGTTAAAATACGAAATGAAGAGGGGAAAGAAGAAACTAGAAAATTACAGGAAATTACTCAAACTGAATTTGAAAATTTAATTAAAGAGCAAAGAGAACGTCCAAAAGACATGGAAGAAATTGCGAGGTCTCAGATGAAAACTTCCGATTTAATGCTCGCAGATGTTGCAGCAATACGTGCTAAAATTGTTGGAGGAGTAGTTAGTGCTGGTCAAGTATTACAAACTAAAGAAGATGTACGGAGTGGAATAACAAATGTAACTGGAGAGTTTTCAAAAATGGGAGACACCGCAAGTGTGAGAAAACCTGTGGAAACTGGACTTAGTGATATCAAAAAACTTATAGATGATTTGAAAGAGGGTGATAATTTCACAGATGACATCGCAAATTATTTAGAGAGGTCTGGGAAATTACTTGGTGATATTGAATCAGACTTCAAAAAATCTTTGGAGGAAACTGGAGAAAAAATAAGTCAAGGTTTTGGATACGGGTCGTATGAACAAAAATTGACAGATATGCTTCGGGGAAAAATTGGTGAGACTGAAGCATCACAACAAGCCGCGGGTAATCAACCTATATCAAGTTTATTAGAAGGAAAACAAACACAAGTTCAGGAGGCAGTAAGAAATACTACAAGCGCTGCTGGTATGTCGAAATCCACCGTTGACGTAGGAGGAACAATAAAAGTAGAAGTTATGGCTCCAACAGGAACGGATCCTAAAATGATTGAAAGAGCGTTATATGACGCATTCAACTCACCAAGTTTCCAAACTTTAATAATTAACCTGAATAAACAGGGCAATCCAATGTCTCCAGTACAAACCAATTATCCATAATAGTAGGTGTTATTAAAATTAAAAAACTTTAATCAACCTATTTATCTATAAAAAAACATAGATGTCAAGTCCGTTAGATTTTGTAAATTCAGAAGGGTTTAGAAAGAAACTTATTGTTAGGAATTTAACTCCATATGCTAAGGCTCCAAACAGACCAACGCAACCTATCAATACTGAATATGTTCAGTCGGATACATCTGTACAAGACAGCCCAGACCAATTAATTGATGTTCCATCTTTTGCTAACAAACTATATCCACTTAACCAATATGGTAATGAAGGTGGATATGAACAAGTACCAGATCCAGGAGCTCTATTAAACACAAA